AAGAGGTCTTCCTCAAGGGAGACTTCAAGGGCGACCGCACCGGAACCGGCACGGTCAGCCTCTTCGGGCCGCAGATCCGCTACGACCTCTCCAAGGGGTTCCCGCTGATCACCACCAAGAAGGTCCACTGGAAGTCGGTCGTCATCGAACTCCTCTGGCTCCTCAGCGGCGACACGAACATCAAGTTCCTCAAGGACAACAACGTGTCGATCTGGGACGAGTGGGCCGACGAAAACGGAGACCTCGGGCCAGTCTACGGCGCTCAGTGGCGCTACTGGCTCGACGGCTTCACGGGAGCGCACCACGACCAGATCGCCAACGTGGTCGAGTCAGTCACTAACAACCCCAACTCGCGCCGCCACATCGTCTCGGCGTGGAACGTGGCAGAGCTTGACGACATGGCGCTCCCGCCCTGCCACGCGTTCTTCCAGTTCGACGTCACGAACGGCAAGCTCTCGTGCAAGCTCACGCAGCGCTCCGCCGACATGTTCCTCGGCGTCCCCTTCAACATCGCCAGCTACGCGCTCCTGACCCACATGGTGGCGCAGCAGGCGGGCCTTGAGGTCGGGGACCTCGTGTGGAGCGGCGGTGATTGCCACGTGTACCAGAACCACTCGGATCAGGTGCGCGAGCAGCTCTCACGCGACCTACGCCCCTTCCCGCAGCTGGTGATCAACCGCAAGCCGGAGACGATCTTCGACTACGTCTTCGAGGACTTCGCACTCGTCGGCTACGACCCGTGGCCCGCGATCAAGGCTCCGGTGGCGGTATGAGCCGGAAGGTCGGCCTCATCTGGGCGCAGAGCCGCAACGGCGTGATCGGCAAGGACGGGCAGATCCCGTGGGACGTTCCCGAGGATCTGACGTACTTCGCCAACGTCACCAAGGGCGGGGCGGTCATCATGGGTCGGAGGACGTGGGAGTCGCTTCCCGCGTCCGTCCGGCCCCTCCCGGGACGCCTCAACATCGTGCTCACCAGTGGCGAAGAGTGGCTCGACGGGGCGGTTGTTGCACGGTCTCTGGATGAGGCTCTGGAGGCCGCTATGGGGTACGAGAGGGTCTGGCTTATCGGAGGCGCTGACGTGCTGCGAGAGGGCCTCTCGGTGGCCCGTGAGGCGTACGTGACGGAGTTCGAGTTCGACGTAGAGGACGGCGACACCTTCGCGCCCGACCTCGGCACCGAGTGGGTCAACGTCAACAACGAGTACGTTTGGTCCAATTCGAAGAACATCCGCTACCGCCAGCGTCGGTTTGACAAGATATTCACTGTCAAGTAGGATAGAGACACGATGCAAGACGATATCCAGCCCATCCTCGGGCGGCACCCCGAGCGGGTGTCCATCTCGAACTCCGAGATCCAGACCTTCAAGAACTGCCGCAGGCAGTGGTGGCTGACGTACTACCGTGGACTCAAGCCGAAGCAGGAGGACCTCACCGGCCCCCTGCCCCTCGGCACGCGCGTGCACAACGCGCTTGAGGCGCACTACCGCGACGGCGTCAACGTCGTCGAGGCGTACACCCGGCTCCAGAACGCCGACAACATGAAGTTCCTCGCCACCGATCAGGCCACCAACGCGGAGGCTGTGAAGAAGTTCAACTCGGAGTCGGAGCTGGGCCGCATCATGGTCGAGGGCTACGCGGAGTGGGAGGCGGAGGAGAACAACGACGCCTACTTCGACGTCGTCGGCGTGGAGCGCAAGCTCTCGCACGTGCTCGAACGCGACCCCCGGGTCGAGATCATCGGCAAGGTCGACCTCCAAGTCCGTCGTCGCTCTGACGGCTCCCGCGCCACGCTGGACCACAAGACGACGAAGGGCTTCGACGACTACTACCGGCACTCGCACGCCTCGGAGCAGCTGATGACCTACACCAACCTTGAGCGGCTGAACCCGGACGACGACACCAAGGTCGACGGCGGGATCTACAACCTGCTCAAGAAGGTCAAGCGCAGCGCGACGGCCAAGCCCCCGTTCTACGACCGGATCGACGTCCGCTTCAACAAGAAGCAGCTCGACTCGCAGTGGATCAGGCTGCAAGGGACCGTGGCCCAGATGATGGACGTCCGGGACGCCCTCGACGACGGGGCCGACCACCGCTTCGTGGCCTACCCCACGCCGCGCATGGACTGGAAGTGCACCACTACCGGGTGCCCGTTCGCGACCATCTGCACGTGGTTCGACGACGGTTCGGCTGCCGAGGAGTACCTCGAAGACCACTTCCGTGTGGTGAATCCGAACGAGCGCTACGGCGCTGAGGATTCATTGGACACTGTGTAGCTTTACATTAACACACTAGAAGAAAGACACCAATGGCAGAAGAAGCCCTCGGTATCCTTGTCCACGGACCGGCTGGTGCCGGTAAGACGACGCTGGCTATGACCGGCCTGCGCCCGATCCTGCTCATGGACGCGGAGCGCGCCTCCCGATTCGTGCAGCTGCGCAAGATCAAGTGGAACCCGCTCGTCGAGGCTCCGCCTGTGTATGATGGGTCGTGGGATGTTGCGGTCGTGAAGACCCGCGACTGGCCCACCGCCCAGAAGACGCTGGAGTGGCTCCGCAGCGGAAGCCACCCCTTCCGCACCGTCGCCGTCGACTCCATCTCCGAGATCCAGATCAAGGCGCAGGAGGCGATCAACGGTCGCGGCGAGATGAAGACCCAGCACTGGGGCAAGCTGCTCCAGAACATGGGGTCCTTCCTGCGCGACCTGCGCGACATCACCGACGAAGAGGACAACCCGCTCCACATCCTCTGCCTCATCTCCACGTCGAAGGACTACGACGGCACCTTCAAGCCGTACCTGCAAGGCTCCATCGCCTCTCAGGTCCCGTACCTCTTCGACATGACCGCCTACCTCTACGTGAATCAGGCGGCTGACGAGAACGGCGTCTACGGTGACCACCGATTCCTGTTCACCGGCAACCACCCGCAGTACGAGGCCAAGAGCCGCGTTCCCGGGGTCGAGCCGACGATTCAGGACCCCAACCTGAGCCAGCTCATGTACCGCATCTTCCCCTCGCTCGCGCAGCGGGACTACGACGCGTACATGGCCGCGCAGGCTCAGGCACCCGCTGCGGCAGCCCCCGAGACCCCTCAGGCTGTCGCTGATCTTCCGTCGCTCCCCGAGGCCGCAATTCCGGCCCCGGAGGCTGCTGCGGAGGCACCGGAATTGGCCGATTTCGACCTTCCGTAAATTGACATTCAAAGCTGTATAGCCTAGAATAAAGATACACAAAAACCCCTCGAAAGGTACAATTCGAATATGTCGCCCGCAATGAACTGGTCCGACCGTGCAAAGATCGCCAGCGAGGCAACGTCGTCCTTCACCCCGCTTGAGGAGGGCACCTACTCCTTCATCATCAAGGAGCCTGCGAAGCCCGCAGAGAAGAACGGCTGGCAGAACTACACGATCAACCCCTCGGTTGAGGCTGGTCCGCGACAGAACGCGCGCATCTTCCACACGTTCTACACCACCGAGAAGCCGAACGGCATGCGCATGTTCTTCGAGCAGATGGCCGTCTTCGGCCTGACCGAAGAGTGGTTCGCGCAGACCAACCCGACCGACGCCCAGATCTGCGCCGCCCTGCAAGGCAAGCGCTTCACGGCTGAGGTCTACATCGACCGGTACAACGACAAGGAATACCGCAAGCTCCGCAAGTTCGCCCCGCCTGTCGGCGTCGCTGCGGCTGCTGGCGCTCCCGGTCCGGCTGCTGTTGCTCCGGCTGCCCCTGCCGCTCCTGCGGCTCCCGTCGCCCCTGCTGCACCGGCTGCTCCTGCGGCTGCCGCAGCTCCGGCGAACCCTTGGGCCAACGTGGCGGTTCCGACGCCTCCGGCCAACCCCTTCGCGTAACCAGCGTCGGGAAATAACGGTGCGCCCCGCAGTGCGAATCTGCGGGGCGTACCTTTAACCAGCCATGGAGTATTAGTGTCTGAAATCATCAAGAGCCACTCCGAAATCGTCCGCAAATTCGCAGGAACCACGACCCTCGAAAAGGTCCGTGAATTCCACACGATCTATGCTCAGCCAATTCGCACCAACCGCAGCCTCCGCGTGGATGAGAAGCAGCTTCGGCTCGACCTCATCGTGGAGGAGGTCCGCGAGCTTGCTGAGGCCGTGGCAGCTCACGACTACGTGGAGATCTTCGACGCCCTCGGGGACATCGACTACGTCGCGCAGGGGGCCGTCCTGACCTTCGGCCTCGACCTGTCCAAGGCTTACCCGAAGTTCCGCGACGGGTCGAAAGTCTCGAACCTCACGGAAGAGGTCGCGTTCCTCGCTGACGCCCTCGACCGGGAGAACATCTCCGACGTGGAGGACTCGCTCGCCGCGATCTCCACCATCGTGCACATGATGTCGGCTACCTTCGGAGTGGATCTCGACGACATCGTGGCGATCATCCACTACTCCAACCTGACCAAGCTGGGTGCGGACGGCAAGCCGATCTACAACTCTGCGGGCAAGGTCATCAAGGGTCCGAACTACGTTCCGCCGACCAAGGGCATCGAGGCATACCTCACCCAGAAGGGCATCGGTCAGGACCGTGTTTGATTACGTCAAGCTGCGCGACACCTACGAAGCCATCGGCTACGACGGCGAGGTTGTGGAGGCTCTGGTCTCCGTCGCGGTCACGCTTGACAAGTACGACCTGACGGATTCGGAGCGGGAGGTTGTCTTCAACCTCCTCTCCGAGTCCGGTCGGAGCAAGCTGGCTGACCTGCCCGAGGACCTCATCGGAGGCGCGTGGGAGCCGTTCAACTACGGCAACGTGAAGATCGGCGACTACGTGCGAGTGAGGCCCGGAGCGTACGACTCCGAGACCGGGAAGCTCCACAACGGACTTGTCGGAAAGCTGACCCACATGGCCTATCGTCGGTGCCTAGTGGATTACTTGGGAGAGGCCACGGGGAGGCAGATTCGGCACCCGATGGAATTCCTCGACTCCCTGAAAAAGCGATAGAATTGAAAGTCCGACTAAGTTTGAATAGGACAAAATAATGGGTGTGACCCTCTACACAAAGCCCGGTTGCTCCGGATGCAAAGCGACCAAGCGAGACTTCGAGAAATACGGGATCGAGCACTCCGTCGTGGACGTGAGCGAGGACGTAGAGGCGTATGAGCGCCTCGTGGCGAAGGGCGTCGCACAGATGCCAGCCGTCGAGACGGACGACGATTTTTGGACCGGCTACAACCGCGACAAGATCAAGGCGCTTGCCGGTCAGTGATTGTCTACTTTAGCTCGGTCTCGGAGAACACCGAGCGGTTCGTCCGGAAGCTTGGCCTACCGGCCACACGGATTCCGCTCCTGTCCTCCGGGACCGAGCACTTCTCTGTCTCTGAGCCTTTTCTCCTCATCAGCCCCACCTACGGGGCCAGCGGACGCGGCTTCGTCCCGAAGCAGGTCGTCCGGTTTTTGAACACTGAGGAGCATAGGATACTCTGTAGAGGTGTGGTCGGGAGCGGCAACGTCAACTTCGCCGAGGAGTACGCCCTCGCTGGGCCGATCATCGCTCGCAAGCTGGGCGTTCCCCTGATCCACACATTCGAACTTTCGGGAATGGCCGACGACGTTGAAACAGTACGAAAAGGATATAGCGAGATTGTCAAAACTCACTGACGAAAGCCCCGTCACACTCAATGCCCAGCTGAACCTTTGGGGGGAGGGTCGCCGAGTCCAATTCGAGAAGGACAAGGAGGCCGCGCGCCAGTTCTTCCTCCAGCAGGTCAACCCCCGCACGCAGCACTTCTACAGCCTCGAAGAGAAGCTGAGCTTCCTCTTCGACAACGGCTATTACGAGAAGGCCGTCTGGGACCAGTACCCCGCCCGTGAGGTCAAGAAGCTCTACAAGCGCGTCTATGATCGGAAGCACCGCTTCGAGTCGTACTTCTCGGCCTACAAGTTCTACGACCAGTACGCCATGAAGTCCTTCGACGGTTCGACGTGGCTTGAGCGCTACGAGGACCGCGTCGTCGCCAACGCGCTGCTGCTCGGTCAGGGCGACATCGAGAAGGCCAACTACATCGCCGAGGAGATCGTCTCCGGACGCCTCCAGCCAGCCACCCCGACGTTCTCCAACGCCGGTAAGGTCGCGCGCGGCGAGTTCGTCTCCTGCTTCCTCCTGCGCATCGAGGACAACATGGAGTCCATCGGGCGCGGCATCAACTCCGCGCTCCAGCTCTCCAAGCGAGGCGGAGGCGTGGCGCTGCTGCTCTCCAACATCCGCGAGGCCGGAGCGCCGATCAAGGGCATCCTCAACATGTCCTCGGGCATCATCCCGGTCATGAAGATGCTGGAGGACGCGTTCTCCTATGCCAACCAGCTCGGCACCCGTCAGGGCGCAGGCGCGGTCTACCTCAACGCCTTCCACCCGGACATCATGAAGTTCCTCGACACCAAGCGCGAGAACGCCGACGAGAAGATTCGCATCAAGACCCTCTCGACCGGCGTCGTCATCCCCGACATCCTCTTCGAGCTTGCCAAGAACAACGAGGAGATGTACCTCTTCTCCCCGTACGACGTCGAGCGCGAGTACGGCTCCGCCTTCGCCGACATCTCCATCACGGAGAAGTACCGCGAGCTGGTCGACAACCCCCGCATCAAGAAGACCAAGCCGAAGATCGGGCAGCGCACGATCAATGCCCGCGAGTTCTTCACGCAGCTGGCCGAGATCCAGTTCGAGTCTGGCTACCCGTACTCACTCTTCGAGGACAACGCGAACCGCGACCACGCGATTGCCGGTGGCCGCATCAACATGTCGAACCTGTGCACGGAGATCCTCCAGATCAACACCCCGTCGACATACAACAACGACCTCTCCTACACGGAGGTCGGTCGCGACATCTCCTGCAACCTCGCCTCGCTCAACGTGGCGAAGACGATGGAGGGCGGGAACCTGCGCCAGACCGTCGAGACGGCCATCAACGCGCTCACCACGGTCTCGGACATCTCCAACATGGACTCGGTGACGTCCATCGTCAACGGCAACGAGAAGTCGCACTCGGTCGGACTCGGGCAGATGAACCTGCACGGATTCTTCATCAAGGAAGGCATGAAGTACGGTGACGAGAACTCCCTCGACTTCACCAACATCTACTTCATGACCATCGCCTTCGAGGCTCTCCGTGCTTCGGCTCGTATCGCCAAGCGCTACGGCGAGACGTTCGTCGGATTCGCGGAGTCCAAGTACGCCGACCCGGCCTACCTCACGGGTAAGTACGCAGACCCGTCCATGGTCACCCCGAACGAAAACACTTCTGCAATTTTTGCAAAATACGGCATCTCGATCCCGACCTCTGCGGACTGGGCGGAGCTGGCGCTCTTCATCGAGGAGCACGGTCTCTACAACGCGTACCTGCAAGCGATCCCGCCGACCGGCTCGATCTCGTACATCAACTACGCCACGAGTTCGATCCACCCCGTCGCCGCAGCTGTCGAGGCGCGCAAGGAAGGCCGCACCGGTAGGGTCTACTTCCCGCAGCCGTACGTGACGAACGAGAACTTCTCGGATATCGAAGACGCCTATTCCGTAGGGTGGAAAAAGACAGTGGACGTCTATGCGGAGGCGACCAAGCACGTCGATCAGGGACTCTCGCTGACCCTGTTCTACCCGGACTCGGCAACCACGAAGACGATCAATCAGGCACAGATCTACGCGTGGCGCAAGGGCATCAAGACGATCTACTACTCGCGTATCCGCCAGCAGGACCTCGCGGGCACTTCTATGGAGGAGTGCGTCGCCTGCTCGCTGTGAGCTAGCTCTTGGGAGGGCGGACTTCGGTCCGCCCTTCTTTGGCCCTTTGACACTGTATCTGATAGGATTTCTCTTATGCACGACTTCGTAAACCCCATCAACTGGAACGCCATCGAGGACTCGGTCGACCTCGACGTCTGGAACAAGCTCACCACGAACTTCTGGCTCCCCGAGAAGATCCCACTCTCCAACGACATCCCCTCATGGA